TTTAGTTTTAATAGTTTTATTATTAACGGTATTTTTAACACCTTGGTGTAGTGGTTTGGGCCACTGCTCAAAACTGCACCAAGCGTATCCTGTGTGTTCCTCATTTAGTGTAGGAACAAATTCTTTTTCAACCAATAATACATACGTGTTATAATGAAAGTGATGATCATTGCTGGTAAACAGCTCTAAGGGAATTACTTTTTTTATACTAGGTGTCTTTCCTACTTCCTCAGAAATTTCTCTAGTCAGTGCATCATACGGTGTCTGATCACCCGGCTCTAGTTTTCCACCAACCAATCCCCATGTTCCTGCAGTCTTGCCCTGTCCACGCATGAGTAATAAAAACCTGCCGGTGTCCTTGGCTAAAAACAAGCCACCACTACATACAATTTGATTTAAAGAATTATTCGCCATGCGCCCTGATCATAAACACCTTCGAAGCTCTTGGTCCAAGAGCCGTCTTGCCACTTGTACTGTATGCCGGTGTATATGTTAGTTATGTATGTGAGATCTGTGACCGCTTGAGAATCGAATATCTTTGACCAGAAATATCCGTCCCATACAACAATATCATTGGCATGTGCTGTAAAATCGCTACCGTCGGAATTTCTCCATGCTTCAACACCAACAAATCCTTCAGTTCCAAATCCAGGATTTATATCTTCGAGTACAAGATATCTAACACCAATCGGTGCTGGCGTAGGATTAAATGTTTGTGGATTGATAATAGCATTAATAGTGCCTAACGTATCTAACAATATACTGTTGGATGGAACAGTATCTTGATCAATGTTTAAAACCATCTTTGTATCGTCTGTTGGATCTAAACTAACGTAGGCAACAATCTCATTGCCGTCGGGTTTCTGCAATCTTAGCTGGCTGAGTCCTGCACGAAATTGTCCGGGGTATAGATCTAATAATTCTTGCCAGTTAAATTTGTTTTGCACAGACGAAATATTGACATAACTAGATTGGTTTTCATTTTGCATCAAAGTTGCAACATTGTTTAACACCAACAAATCAAATCCCATAGGTGTTACAACAGTACGAGAAATTGCATCGCCAAAATCGTACATAGTTTCTACCTGATTAAACTCTGATTCTACACTACCGGTTGGAACAGCATAAACGTTAGCAATAACTTTAGTTACAATTCCTAACTTTTTAACCTTGGCAGGCGGAGTAATCCATATAGGACTTTCAAAAGTCATAGTAAGCACATCAATATCTTGATCTATTCCTTGTGGGACGCTTCTGCTACTCCATATCATGTTTTTGAAAGTTAATGTTGACAAGCTGGTCCAATCAAGATAATTGTTATTTGTTTGAATTTCTAAACTGGGATTAAACAATACTGCAATTTGTTCCCACAGTTGTAGCTTTTGTTCTGTATTGCTGGTCCAAATATCTGCGGCAAATGTTACCAGATACGGACTAGGCATTATACGTTCAACAGTATAGCCAGCACCTTGAGTGTATAATAGATCACCGGTAGCGGGATCTATTGATCTTTCTCTAATGTTTACCTTGCTGACAAATGTTGGATCTTGCAATCTTGTTTGATCATACTGTATTTCTTTAATGTAGCAGGCAATGAATGGCGCACTTGCAACTGTATTTTCACTATTCTTCTTTAGTATCTGTGCAACTTGTCTGTTCATATCACCGTAACGTGCAGGAACTTGAACTAATTGTCCTTTAGCATCCTTATAGGCAAAGTTACTCATTGCTCGAATAAATTGCGTCAGGTATCGACGCATTTGACCATCGTAGAAAAAATCCATATTAATTATCCGCCTGTGGTTTTAGTGCTTTGCTAAGTGCTTGACGCTCAGTAACTACTGATCCATTAATAGTAGATGTGGTATTGTTATTAATGAATCCAGTTTTTTGTGTTTGTCTTACTTGTTTGCCAATAAATGTGCCAGTAGCAACGTCTGTAAATCCAGCGTTGTTCATCGTCATACGAACATTGTCTTCAAATCTTATCCAGTTGGTTCCGTTGTGTCTAAACAACCTATTAGGCAAATAATCTGTACGAAGGAAAAATTCTCCTCTAACTGGTCTACCAGGAAAATTTATTCCGTAACTAAATGGCGCACCATTAGGAGGCATTCCGTCGCCGGTAAGATATCCTATATACAAATTTTTATCAGGACTACGCAATACCATGCTGGCATCCATGATAGCCTTATCTGTGCTAGCATCGATCGTATCGTCACTTGCATCGGCAACATCTATCAGTCCTGAATCTCTAGTAGGAATAACATAGTATCCTGCAACATCATAACCGCTGGTTGGTGCATCTGCTTCTGCTTGAGCAATAATTTGATTGTTGATTTCAATGTTGGCCTTGTAAGTGCTCATCAAATCACGTAGAGTACTGCCATCTTCAGCACCGCTATCAGCATCAAGTATTTCTTTAAATTCTTGGCTGTCAATCAGTGGCACACATTTTGCCAATATCAAATGTGGATACCATGTTTGACTATATCCCTTAGCAGGACGTCTAACATCTTGCACCACATAGAATCTTTTCAATGCTACCATGGCATCGTCTAATGCATATTCATCTTTCTGATGCGGCAATTCAACCACATCTCCTGCCATTATTTTCCTACCCAGTGTTTCTACATTGGTACGCAAATGAAACATCAGGTTAATTGTATCGTTTTGTAAAAATAAACCAAATTGACTTAGGTTAAAATCAATATCCTGCATGTCGTAAATACCCCTAGTAGAGTAAACGTCAGGAGCATAATGCCTATCGCGGTTTTCAAGTAGTAATAAGTCCTGGATTCCTAGCTCTCCTGTTATAGGATTATTGTTAACTGGTTTTGAAGGGCTTGCTTCGCCTTCTGCAGGATTTACGGGACCTAGATATTTGTGTACAAATACGTCAGTTCCGCCCACTTGAAATTGTTCGTTGATAGTACGATCTAGGAATTTAAAGTCCGCGCCCTTTTCGGGCTTGTATAAAGAAAGTCTTGGCATAGTAGTGTATTTATAAGGTAAATATTCGTATGACTGAATCACAAAATCAAAGACAAGAAGTAGTCGAGTATGTACAAAGCATGCTAGGTAGCGGCATGATTGACATAGAACTTGATCCTGTACACTACAAAACCGCTACAGATCGTGCTTTACGTAAATTTCGTCAAAGAAGTAGCAACGCAGTAGAAGAAAGTTTTGGGTTTATAATGCTACAAACTGATGTAAATGATTACATTCTTCCACCCGAAGTACAGAGTGTTAGACAACTGTTTAGACGTAGCATAGGCAGTCGTAGTGGCGGCGGCGATGGCGGCACTATGTTTGAGCCATTTAACCTGGCATATTCAAACACCTATCTGTTGTCAAGCAGTAACATGGGCGGTCTAGCCACATATTATGCATTTGCCAGCTATCAAAAAATGGTAGGTAAAATGTTTGGTAGTGATATCAACTTCACATTTAACCCAACTACTAAACTTTTAACGCTAATGCAACGTCCACGCGGCGAAGAAGAATTGTTAATTTGGATGTACAACGAACGTCCAGATTTTAACCTACTACAAGATCCGTTTGCAGGACAATGGTTACGTGATTATACATTAGCTACCTGTAAAATCATGCTGGGCGAAGCACGTGAAAAGTTTGCCACTATCGCAAGTCCGCAAGGCGGCACACAATTAAACGGAACACAGTTAAAATCTGAAGGTAAAGCAGAAATTGAAATGCTCGAGCTAGACTTGGTAAATTACAAAGATGGCGGAAAACCATTGACTTTTGTTATTGGATAATCGTATAATTACGAATGTCTTCAAGCTCTGTATTAATACAAGTTCCAATTAACAACAATCTTAGTTACCGAATGTTCAAGTGGTACGAACTTGGCATTTTAGGATGTGGGAAATCAGGCGCACCTTTTATTGATATGAGCGATTGGGTCGATCTTGACACAGATCAAGCTCGAGGAGTCGAACAAGAAATCGACAATATAGTGCAGACTATGAAATTTGCACATCAGCCCTATAATGGCGCCTATATTCCTGAAGATATTAACGGCCAGAAATTTGTAAATTATTTTATCTATCGGGCAAACGAGTATATTCCTGCAGATATACTAGAATCTTTTATCAACGAAACTTACGTGGCCATGTGGGTTTACAAAAACAATCTTGCCCCTCCTCTTTGGAAAGAAATGGGTAACATAATGAACCCTAACTTTTCAGAAATGACAGATGCCTCAGGTAAATTTGTATTTCAGTTTGACAAGATTACATCTACCACTGGCACATGGATTGAAAATACACCTTTATTAAAACAATGGATTGAATCCTGGAACTTGTTTGATAATATAGGAAGGATTTCAGTATTCAAAAACCAATCAGATAGCCCTGTTTACATACATAGAGATTCGTCATTTTCGCCAACAAAAATGCATCAGGTATCTATACAGTTTACTAAAAATAGACCTGCGTTTGTTTATGATGAAGTAAAACAGAAAAAAATATATTACAACACACAGGCCTATTTTTTTAATTCAATAGATTGCCACGGTGTTGATGCAGGCAAAGACGAAGTTTACACTTTGAGAATTGATGGAACATTTACCGACGAGGTTTGTAAAAAACTTGGGTTAGACGACGGATATGTTTGGCAACCGGATTATTTTACCAGCCAAAAAATAAAGAAAATTAAAATATTTGAGCCAGAAGATCGCCCCTAAAGGTTGACGTTGTAATAAAACTGTTATATACTAAAAATTACTCAGGGGAGCTCTTATGATTATTGGTGTGTGCGGGTTTATTGGTTCTGGCAAAGATACCATTGCAGATTATCTAACTAACTTTCATGGTTTTAGGCGAGAAAGTTTTGCCGGCAGTTTAAAAGATGCAGTGGCACAAGTGTTTGGTTGGGACCGAACCATGTTAGAAGGGCGTACAACCAGTGCCCGTGAATGGAGAGAACAAGTAGATCCGTGGTGGGCAGAACGCTTAAACATGCCAACACTAACTCCGCGTTGGGTCTTGCAATATTGGGGTACAGAAGTATGCCGCAAGGCGTTCCACGATGATATTTGGATTGCTAGCCTTGAAAATAAACTCCGAACCAGCCGAGATGACATCGTAATTTCAGATTGTCGTTTTCCTAATGAAATTAAAAGTATCAAAGACGCTGGCGGAATTGTTATTCGTGTAAAAAGAGGCGACGAGCCTGACTGGTATAATGATGCTGTCGACATGAATGCCGGGGATCGATGCATGAATTGGGCCACCGCAACTAGACGTATGGAATTACGTAAAATTCATGCTAGTGAAACTGCATGGGTTGGTACTAAATTTGATCACGTGCTAGACAACAACGGAACTATTGATGATTTGTTCAAACAGATACAGTCGATTATAGATCCGGTACTAGATCTCCCTGACGCCAACGAACGCCCTCTTTATGCAGGACTTTCGAACAATTAGAACATACAGTTTTTAAATTGCTAAAACGTTGATTTGTTAGATCACCGTCAACATAAAAAACATTAAAAATTTCCAGGTGCGGGCTTTTAAATCCGCACTTGTCGCAAGTAGATTTTTTCTTGTATCCAGCCAAGGCCCAAAGAGGCCTTTCGTCTTGATGTCCTCTAGCGCAATGATCACAAGTTGACCTATAGAAGGTCTTTCCTTCTTTATGATAGTTAACTGCCACCGGTCTTTTTTGACAATTTTTACAAAGATTTCTCATACCGCCCTTTTTCTGCCCTTTAGATATGTATTTAACCGGTATTTTTTTACAAGTTACTGCTAAATAAAACAAAGAGTAATCCATTAAGGAGATTTTGAGAAATGGCAACAACACTACAATCACCAGGTATACAAGTATCTGTTATAGACGAGAGTTTTTATACACCGGCATCGCCTGGCACTGTACCATTAATTTTTGTTGCTTCGGCCGCAAATAAAACAAATGGTTCAGCAACAGGAACTGCCCAAGGCACATTGAGTGCTAATGCAGGAAAAGTATATGTAATCACAAGTCAACGTGATTTAACAGATACGTTTGGTACACCATTGTTCCCAACAGATACTAGCGGTAACGCTATTAATGGTGGTGAAATAAATGAATATGGTCTACAAGCCGCATACAGTTTACTAGGCGTAAGTAGCAAAGCCTACATTGCTCGTGCAGATATCAACCTAGCACAGTTAACAGCACAGACTTCAGTACCAACAGGCACTCCTGTAAGTGGTACATACTGGGTTGACACAGCAGATTCTCTATTTGGTATCAACGAATGGAATGCAGGAACACAAAGTTTTACTGTAAAATCACCAATCGTTATTGATAGCAGTAACTCAAGCACCAGTTTAATCTCTGGTTCATTAACACCAGCTGACTCAGTTGGACAACAAGGCAGTTATGCCGTAGTTGTTACCCCCGATAACGCTAACACAATTTACTACAAGTCAACAGCAACAACCAGTGCATGGATTCCTGTTAGTACAGTTCCAGGCGCCGCATTTGGTGCAAGTGGTAAATCACTACAAATCAGTCCGCACTACACATACCCAACATGGACCGGTTCTACTGTAACCGGTAGCGTATGGATCAAATCAACAGAGCCAGGTCTAGGTGCAAACTGGACTGTAAAAACATATAACGGTACCACACAATCATTTGGTACAATTGGTGCTCCGCTTTACGGAGATACACGTCAAGCAATTGAAAAACTTGATTATGCAGGCGGCGGCGCAAACATTCCAGTTGGTTCTGTATTTGTTGAATACGATATCAACAACAACAGCAACACAACAGCAACAACAGCGGTTGCTAACTTCAAAGTTTATAGAAGAAATGCAAGTAGCCCAACAGTTATTACTGGTGGTGTTTCTATTGTTTCTACAACCAGCAACACAACATTTACAATTCGTGAAACTGCACCAAGCACAAGCACCTGGGGTGCAAGCATTACTGTAACAATTCCTGGCAGTGCAACTGCTAGCATTGCACAACAAATTCCTTCAGCATTAAGTGCCGCAGGATTGAAGTATGTGACAGCAAACTATAATGCTACTACACAAAAAGTTTCATTGAGCCATTCACTAGGCGGATCTTTTGAGTTAACAGACGGTACAGGTACTCCGTTAAACTTGGTTGGATTTAGAGCCTACAATATGGTTACAGGCGCAGGTACTGCTAATTTATATACAGCACCTTCTAGCGATGGATTTAGTTTTATTGCTTCTAACTGGAAGCCACTAAGCTATCAAGCAACTCCAACAGCACCTACCACAGCACCAGCTGATGGTACATTATGGTATGATGCTAACCTAACAGATGTCGACGTACTTGTACACAACGGACGCACTTGGGTTGGTTACAACTTCCACGGTGACGGAGTAAACACATTTGACAGCCCATTCTACAACACAGGTACAGATCCAAATGGACCGATTGTAGCGGCAATTGCACCAACTGTACAAAGTGACAGCACTCCATTAGTAGATGGCGATATTTGGGTAAGCACAGCAGATCCAGATATGTATGGTCAAGAAATTTATGTATGGTCTAACAGCAAACAATCATGGGTAATGCAAGATCCAACTGATCAAACAAGTCCAAATGGTTGGGTATTTGCTGATGCACGTTGGGGTTCTAGCGGTGCCAGTTCAACAAGAGCTAGTATCGTGTCATTGCTAACAAGCGATTATCTAGATCCAGATGCTCCAGATCCAGCACTATATCCACGTGGAACACGTTTGTTCAATACACGCCGTAGCGGATTTAACGTAAAATATTACGACTCTGGATTGATCAATGTAAACACAACAAATCCACGTTACAAAAACGAAAGCATGAGTACATACTTTGCCGATCGTTGGGTAACAAAGAGCACCAACAACGAAGACGGTTCTGGTTGTTTTGGTCGCAAAGCACAACGTAAAGTTGTTGTCAAGGCACTCAAGTCTCTAATTGATACTAACGCATCTGTGCGCGATACAGATACACTAGTGTTCAACTTGCTTGCTACTCCAGGATATCCTGAAGTGGTTGCTAACATGGTTGGTTTGAATACTGATCGTGGACAAACAGCATTTGTACTTGGTGATACACCGTTCCGTTTAAAACCAAACGGTACAGATCTAACAGCATGGGGCTTAAACAGCAATTTGGCATATGACAACGGCGATGATGGCGCAGTAACATACGACTCATACATGGCCATGTTCTATCCAAGCGGTTTAACAACAGACAACACTGGCAATCAAATTGTAGTTCCAGCAAGTCACATGATGTTGCGTACAATTACCAACAGTGATGCAGTAAGCTATCAATGGTTTGCTCCAGCTGGTACACGCCGAGGCGGGGTTGACAATGCTACTAGCGTAGGATATGTTGATGCGGCCACAGGTGAGTTTAAAACAACAGCACTATATCAAGGTTTACGTGATATTTTACAAAGTTCAGGTGTTGCTATCAACCCTATTACAAGTCTACCAGGTGTAGGTATTGTGAACTTTGGACAAAAGACTCGTGCTAAGAATTCTTCAGCACTAGATCGTATCAACGTAGCACGTTTAGTTGCTTATCTACGTAGACAGTTATCAATATTGGCCAAACCATATTTGTTTGAACCAAATGATGCACAAACACGCAGAGAAATCAAAGGCGCCGCTGATAGTCTATTACTTGAATTAGTTGGACAAAGAGCGTTGAATGACTTTATTACAGTTTGTGATACAACAAATAACACACCTGCAAGAATCGATCGTTCAGAACTATGGTTAGACATTGCGATCGAACCAGTTAAGGCAGTTGAGTTTATCTACATTCCATTGAGAATCTTGAATACAGGCGCTATTGCTTCCGGCAATTTGGGTAGCCTGTCAGCAGGCTCAGGAGCTTAAGGTAAATATAACGGACAAGGAGCATTTATAATGGCAGTTTCAAGTTTAAATAGATTTACGGTACCTTTAGCAACAGAGCAGAGCGCAAGTTCTCAAGGTCTGTTGATGCCTAAACTAAAGTATCGTTTTAGAGTTACATTCGACAATTTTGGTGTTGCAGGTGCCCCAAGTACTGAATTAACAAAGCAAGTTATGAACGTAAGTAGACCAGACGTGCAGTTTGATGAAATCAAACTTCCTGTATATAACAGTACAGTAAAACTAGCTGGTAAGCATACATGGCAAGATGCCAAAGTAACATTGCGTGATGACGTAAACAACAGTGTAACAACACTAGTTGGTAATCAACTACAGAAGCAATTTGATTTCTTTGAACAGAGTTCAGCGGCTTCTGGTATTGATTACAAATTTACAATGAACGTAGAATTACTAGACGGCGGCAATGGTACAAATACCCCAACAGTACTAGAATCATTTACATTCCTAGGTTGCTTTATCAAGCAAGCAACTTATCAAGGTGGTGATTACGGTAGTGCTACAGATCCAATGGATATTGCGTTAACAATCACTTATGATAACGCACTACAATTTGGCGCAGGCGGCGCTCCGACAGGTATCGGACAAGCAGTTGGCCGTACAGTACGTACACTAGCACTAGGCGGTTAATAGTCGGAACTTATATTAAGCCCGGGTTAAAATCCGGGCTTTTTTATTGGCATAAATATCAATATGTCTAATGCTTTTACAAATTTCTTAGGTGGTGCAGTTGATAGCTTTTTAGGTGGCGAAGGTACGCAACCAATGATGAAAGATTTTCAGCATGCCGATCGTCTCTACGTCAGAGACACCTATGCTAGAGCTCCTAAACTTGGTTTTTTATATTTTGTTTCGTTTAATATCAATCCAGCTGTAAGAACTAAATTTCAAAGTTGGAGTAAAAATATACCAACAGTAGGACTATTGGTTAAAAAAATTGATCTTCCTAAATTTTCACCACATACAGAAACATTAAATCAGTACAATAGAAAAACAGTTGTACAAACAAACATAAAATACAATCCAATCTCTGTTGATTTTCATGATGACAACAGCGACATAACAACTGGGCTATGGCACAGTTATTACAAATATTATTATGGCGACGGAGTAGGCGGAGTATCTACTAGTGAACAAACAGCCCCGGGTAGCGGCAATTGGTTAACACAGGTAACAGGATATCTTGGAGGATTCTTTAAAGGTGCAGGCGGGCCGGATGCTACTGTACAAACTCCAGCATCATTCAAAGATACCAAATATCGTTCAGGAAAACTAAATTTTAATTACGGATTAAACAACAATCAAAATCAACAATTTTTTGACAGCATAGACATCTACGTTTTACATCAACATAAATTTACGCAGTACACTTTAATTAATCCCATAATCACAGAGTGGACTCATGATAGCGTAGATCAAGCCGAAGGTAATAAAATATTATCTAGCAAAATGACTGTGGCATACGAAAGTGTAATTTACAATTACGGAAGAATTAAAAAAGGTTCTTCTGCTAACGCCTTTACTGCCAATTACTATGATGTTACACCGAGTCCATTAAGCATTGGCGGCGGCGGTAGCAAAAGTTTACTTGGTCCCGGAGGTGTTATTGCCGGCGCCGGTGATGTTTTAGGTGATCTTGAAAGTGGAAACTTTATTGGAGCTTTCTTAAAAGGAAAACAAGTTGTACAAAACGCCCAGCAATTGACCAAAGCAGGCATCCTGAACGAAGGTGCAGGATTGCTGTCAGGAACATTGAACAATGTAGCGGCCAATGCATCGCAGGGTGTTAGTGGCATTGGAAACAGCGTACAACAAGGCATAGTCGGCGGCCTAGGATTTACAAATAGTGCCAATTTAACACAGACTGTTGCCTCCAAACTAACAGGTAAGTAAAATGAATTATACAAATATTCCTTATATAAAAACTAGTAGTAACGATAATACTGTACAGGTATTTTCAACTTATTATTCTCAGCCGTTGGAATTAAATGCAGGAGTATTTGATGCAATGGTAGGATTTTTTACTAGTAGGGGATTTGACAACAATGCCGCTCAATCTATTGCAGTAACAATTATAGCACAGGCAAAAACAGACAATTACAATCCTATGACAGTACTTGATACTCTTAAAGGATTGGATGCGCCTAATCTTAACGCATTAGTAACTGAAGTTATTAATCACAATAGATTCAAGACCAGTTTCCTTGGTTACTCAACAACATTTACCAGTGTAAGTGAAGTTGCTAGACATATCTTAGCATGAGATCAGCGGCTCGCGGCATATATAAAGTAAAAAACCCAGAAAAATATGTAGGCGCCAAAGATCCTACATATCGCAGTTCGTGGGAGTACACTTTTATGCTATTCTGTGATAACAATCCATCAATACAACAGTGGGCCAGTGAACCTTTGCAAATTCCTTATAGAGATCCTCTTACAGGCAAGCAAACAGTTTATGTACCTGACTTTCTAATAGTTTATACTGATGCTAAAAGAAAGAAGCATGTAGAAATGGTCGAAATTAAACCTGCCAATCAAATGCTTAAAGAAAAAGTTGGTAAAAATCCCTACAATCAAGCACAGTTTGTAAAAAATCAAGTAAAGTGGGCCGCGGCAGGCGCCTGGTGCAAGAATAAAGGGATACAGTTTCGTGTAATAAACGAACACGATATTTTCCATAACGGGAAGAAATAATAATAAGTAAATTATATGACCAAGAAACTTGAAGAATTATTAAACTTACCGCCTAGTGAAGAACCACTAGTCGAGCCAGCCGCACAGCCGGTAGTTCCCACTATTGACCTACAAGACAAATTAGAAGAATTTGATAAAATTGCTTCTGCACTTCCGAAAGTTAAAGGCCTTGGTGATCTAGCAGATGCAGAGCTAGATGCACTAGCCGCAAAAGCTGAACAGGCCTACGATGACCTAATGGATTTAGGTATGAATGTAGAAGCACGGTATGGTGCCCGCATGTTTGAAGTGGCCGCCAACATGATGAATGCCGCTATACAGGCAAAAAGTTCAAAAATAGACAAAAAACTAAAAATGGTTGATTTACAGCTGAAAAAGCTA